CCGTTATATTCATAAGGATGTACCACAAGGATTTCCGACACTTGTATATCACTTTGCCCCGCAAGATAAAATTCTTGCCGTGATACTGGCAGCTTTGAGCAGTACACGGTCGTTTCTTCTGTTACTGGGATTTGCTGCCCCAGTTCGTCTTCCGCAAATCCACTAGTTCCGATCAGGGTCACTGTGTCATCCCACGTCAGACTGTTCATTTGATACACCCACTTTCCCAATAATCAGGTTTTTTAATCTGAATTGTATGCTTCTCGGTGTTGTACCGTCCTCCGGGTGCTGGTATTTCCATGTTGCCCAGTCCAGCACAAAAAGAATATGTTCTGGTTTGCCCTCTTCCAGCGTAATCCCGTAGGTATTTTCGCAGTCAGATCCAATTCCAGATATAATGGCATTAAGAAGAGGATCCCTAACATCTGTAGAGATCCCCAGTCTTGCTTTTAACAATGGGAGTACTGATTTTTCCATATAATTTCCCCTTATTCTTTATCTTCCACCTTTTCAATTAATGGAACACCGATTTTGTTTTTTCCCGTGGATAACTCAGAGAGGCGGGCTTTTGTCTTTTTCCCTTTATACTCTTCTCCAACCTCATAAATCCTGTCATTATCCTGGAGGTCACGGAATTTATGGATTACTTTATATTTCATATTTTATGCCCCCTCTGTTGGTGTCTCGTTTGTATATGTAATATAACACCCCGCCTCAGTATCAGTTACCTGGACATCATATCTCACGATACCTGCTAACAGTTTACCGTAAATCTGGTTATCAACCCATTCCACACTTGTACGCTTGCGGTCAAAGAATGCCATGAAAGATTTCGCATCCCCAACAAAACCGACAAGATCACCTGCTTTGGTTCCGATCATATCATCATCCAAGACTATTACTTCACGTCCCAGAAGAGTTTTACCACTTGCCGCGATAATGGAATCCTGCAGCAGATATCTCCCATTCTTATCTTTCAGTTTATCAAGCTCAGCGTATAGAGACGCTGAAATGATGAATTTTACAGGATAGACTTTCTTAATCCCTTTGTTTACCAGATCTTTTAGTCCATCAATACCTACAACAGATTTTGCGGTTGCCGTTTTTAACTTAGCCGCAATGTCTGCATTGGATGTATTCAGGGACTGCGACTGAATTTCGTCACGAATCAGCCCTGTAACGTCATAGTCTGCATCATCAATCACTTCCTGCGAGATTGGAATATATCCTCGCCTGGTTGCTACCTCGAAATTAATTTCTGTGATAGTAGGATTTGCAAGTTTTGGGTTCTGTGCCAGTTCAGACACAGTACTCATCTTTCCGCTGGATTTTGCAATGACCGGATATTTCCCGTTTGAGCTGTTCACCGGAACCACTTTTACATAATTTCTCAGGTCAACTTCATCTTTTGGCTTCATTTGCGGGGCAAGCAGTTCCTCTGGGATAAGCGCCCCGCCTTCTACGGATGTAAACCCTTCCCTTTCCTGCCCTTTGGATTTTACAAACCGGTTGATCCCGCTCCTGATTTCATCAAGCTCTTCCTCGTTTCTTTTTCCCATGTTTTTCCTTTCTCCTCCCATTCTGGATTTGGGGGCTTTTGCGTTCAGTTCATTCAATTCGCCCCTCAGTTCTTCAAGCTCTAACTCTGCTTTTTCAAGCGCTGACTGGTGACTGTCTCTTTCTTCTGTAAATTTATCAACTTCACCATCCAGTGTCTGCCGCTCCTCGTCTGTTGCGGCTTCATTAATTGCCTTTTCAAGCTCTTTTTCTCTGGTTTCGAATTCTGTACTCTTTGCCCTGAGTCCCTCCAGTATTACTTCCTTGTCCTGAATTTTTTTTGCTAACATAATCTGCTTTAATGCCATTATTTGCATCCTCCTTTTAATCTGTTTGAAATATCGTGCCTCCACTGCATTAATTGCTTCTCCCTGTACTGCTCAACCTGATTATGGCGAGCCTGCACCCCTGTGTCCTCATAAGCCGGGAACGTGCATACAGACACTTCGTGTAGGTCTACCTCTCTAAGCGTCCATTTTACAGTCCCATCGTCTCTCCATTCGGTTTCTTCATTCAGGATGTTAAAACCAAAGGAGCATTGATCCACGTCCCCGCGCTTGACCCGCTCATATAGGTTTATAGCGTCCGAATCATTCTCATTAATGGTAATTTCTCCCCATAGGCCTCTTGAGTCTACTTTTAATGCAAGCGTTCCAGCCTTATTCCGGCCTAATACCAGAGTGGTATCATGGTTAGCCAGCGCCCTGATGTCATTGCTCAACGTTTTATTAAACGCCTCTGGAGCTATTTCCTCAAATGCCCCGCGCCATAGTTCGGTTTCTTTGTTAAATACAGCAAAATAACCTTCAATTACCTTACTCCCCGTGTCTTCTTCGCGGGTATTAAATTCCGTTAGGGCCGTCCTGGTCTGCCGTTCATTCTCCCTATTCACCCTCATCACCACCTTTCAATTTTTTCTGTTCACCGATCATTTCCTGCGGAATAAAATTTTCCAATATAATGAGTTCGTCAAGCCCCTCCTTTGGGGAATCTCCTATCAGGTTCAGCACATCATTCCCTGTATATATCCCGCGGATATATAGGTTCATACCTATCTCTGCAAGTTCCTTTGTATCATAAGCCATAAGGCTTTTGGAATTGCATTTGAAATACCAGTTAGGGCTGTAGATTAATCCTTTTGTCAGAGTCTGCTGAAATGAGTCTGCAATCGCTTTTATCCGGGTTCTTACAAAATTGTTGTATTCATCCTTGTCAAAGGATCCCACGCCTAAAATAAAAGGCGGCACGTCCAATAAGGCTGCCACCGTCTTCTTGTCTATTTCTACAGACTCATTTATTGCAATGTCGTTTAGTGACAGCGGCCTCACCTCCGATATTTCCAGAAGTTCTGCCGGTATTACCCACGGTTCACCGGGTTTTGCCTCTCCCAGGTATTTATCTTTGATCTGCTGCCTTCCCGCTTCTGTTGCCAGATCCTCATTCATTGCATCTACTCTTACAATCAGGTTCGGCATATACTCACCGCTCATGAATGCTTTTTTGGTTGCTGTAGCTTGTTTTAGGTTCTTCGCAATGTCTTTCAGCGGTATCCGGTATCCTGTCCCCTTCCAGGGCCTTTCCGGATCCGGGTTAATTATGAAGTGCAGGACTTCATCTGGATTATATGTACGTGATCCATATGCTATCTGATAAGATTCTTCTGTTTCGATAAAACTGATCCCAGATGGTTTCAATGGTTTCAAGTCATCGATCATGCCTTTTTTCATTATTGGATACACGACTGCGTTCCCATCTCCCGGCAGGAGCATAGAATAAACAATGTTATATACCCATGATTTTCTTGTCATCAACGAATAAGGCGCAATGTCAATCTTCCTGGACAGCTCATTTTTTATCCGCACATCTCCATTATCCCGATTTTCCATCAGGTGGATTGTCATTCCTGATACAAGATCCGCAATCTTCTGGCAGGCTGCGCGTATCTCTGGATTTTCTGACAACTTTATGTATCCAGACGGCAGGATAAAATCCGAAAATGTTGCCCCCTGGTACACAATATTAACGTCACTATTATTCTTGATGGGTTCCGAACGAATACTGTTTCGTTTTTTATTTTTCTTAGACACCTTTCATCCTCCTTTCTTTCGTTTAGTTGCTTGCTGGCTGTCTGTGTAGCCATTTACTTCCTACGTTTCCGAGTGCCATATCAGCAAGCATCTGACAGCAACTGAATACACCTGCGTCAAACAGGTCGATACGGTTCACGCCTCCGTCACCGTCAACCTTCTCATACTGGATCATATCATCCGTCTTCTCAATTGCCCTGACGTTCTGTACGCAATACTCGAAAGCATCCGAGTGTAAGTAATAAAACTTCTTATTTTTTGTTGCAACTTCTATATGCCGGAATCCCTCAGACTTTACATAAAAATATTGTGGCTGATCCAAAATGCGGAATCCTGCCTTTTTCATTTTCAGAAAAAACTCTCTACCGAATTTTTTGTCGAATCCGACCAGTTTTATTTTAAATCCCATCTGTCTCATGTCTATGAACCAGTTAACAATATCATCTGGTAATACCGTAGGAGTATTACTCATTGTCAACCATCCATCTTCTTCCCATCCAAATAATGGTATTCCGTCTTCATCCGCTTTCTTTACGGCTGCCAACCGAGGGAAGAAAGCGTGTGTGATGCAGATATCCACTCCTTTATAAGTTCCGTACAATGCACCCGCCGTCAGGTCGTGTAGCTTTGATAAGTCTGCGCCGCCATACCAGACAATAGGAAGCCGTGACAGTTCTTCCAGCGTCCATTCATACTGATGATCAGATGCTCGGAATTCTTCTATATCGAAATAGGCATTTAGAGCATTCGTAAATATGTTCAGCGTTTTATTCAGGTACTCTGACCGCAGCTGTGGTTCATTCATTGATTGTGCCGCGTCATCCAATAACTCTTCTAGTGTTACGGTCACGCCGATAGAGGGCGTACACATCTGTAGGACTTCTGGATCGTCAAGAGTAGTGACTTCACCTTTGCTGTTCAATATATTTCCTTCTTCATCTTGATCCGCCTTGCAGATAAAAATAAAATAGGAATCATATGCCTTATCCGTAATGGATCCATTCAGGACTTTATGTAAGGTCTTCAAGCGGTTTGCCAGGAAACCGTCAGGGATATCCCCGGCAGTAGAAATTCCAATCAGCAGTTTGTTGCGGTACGCTTTCATAGCGTTTTTCATCAGTATATACTTCTTTGCACCGGCACGCTTCCATGAATGCAGCTCATCCAGGATCAGGCAGTTGCAGTTTAGGGAATCCAGTTTGTCCTCCTGGTTGGCGATTGCATATATTTCAGCAGTCCCATCGCCGAAATCAACCGTGATCGAATGTTCCTGGTTGTTATCCCGAATACGCAGCTTTTTGACATCATCCCGTAGTACTTCCATGTTGTCATTTAGAAACCCAAAACTCTCCATTGTCTGTTTTACGGAGTTTGCAACGATGTATGTCTTAGCTCCGGAACATCTGTCAAGTATGCTCTTAGCCTCTGCCAGAGCCGCACTGAAAGATGTCTTTCCTTGCTTCCTGGGCAGAAAAATAAGCGCCTCATTGAAGCGCCTAATATTTGTCCCCTTCCGGAAGAATCCGAATAGGTTCACAACCACAAATTTTTGCCAGTCAGTAAGTAACATTGGAGCGCCCTTGAAGCTAACTCCGGTTACGTCCTCGCCCTGCACATGGTGTATGGTTCCTTCGATCAGGTCAATTACAAAATCAAATTGATCTTCCCTGAAATCAAGGTCATCACGTTTCAGATCACTAAGGAACCGCCGGCATGCAAGTACGCGGTCAGAATTCGCAAGTACCTTTATTCCAACTATATCCTCCGCATATCTTACAGCCGTCTTGAAATGCGGACTTTTTATTTTAGATGTATCCATTCAATCACATCTTCTGTTTCTCCAGCAATGCGGCAAATGCGGACTTTTCTTTTTTCGGCTGTTCGATTTCCGCATTGTATGTTTTTGCATTCAGCATCAGCCGGTCGGAATATGTGCCGATATCTTTCCTCAGGCTTTCCAGTCCTGCAAGAATCGGTGACTTTTTGCCCCCACTTTTTTCCGTCTCGACAGAAACTTCATACCCTTCTTCTTCAAACTGCCTACTCAAAAAATTATATTGATACATCATGTCTGCGTAAACCTCAATCACCTGGTTATACTGGGTTTTATACGTTCCCAATGCCTTCATGTAATCAATCGTCCTACGCTTAATCGTTTCCCTTGTTGGGATATTTCTCGCCAATTCTTGTCACCTCTTTTCTGCCGGAAAAAATATTTTTAGGGATCCGCGCTATTGGAAAGAGTCCCCTAGCCCGATTCCCAAAGACTAAATTTTATTTTCGGAAGGGAGGGGGGATCTGATTTGCAATTTATATATTTTCCCCTTTGCTCCGACTTGTTCTTCTACGATTCCCGCAACATCATTTATAATATCTTCCCTTCCTGAAAGCATTCTTATCGTTATCTCATTAAACATCCGTTCGACTTCATAGCCCAATATCTTATCGTAGTACCCCATAACATATTGTTGAACGCTTTCAATTAAATCATCACACATGCGGCTCATTATCCATCCCCATCCATCCTCTTCCTCGCCTATCACTAATTTTATTTCTGCTCCATACATGTAACGTTTCTTTTCTTCCATTCTTCAAATTCCTTTCGTCTCCTGTTCTGCCAGTACATCCCCTTTTCTGTCAGCTTTCCGGTAACACGGTTATGCATTGTGTCATGCCGCTCTCCAGACATACTTATGAGATTCCAATCCTCAAATGAAATCTCCGGATAATCCTCCAGCGGATAGATGTGATGTACCGTTGTGGCTTCCGAATACTGTCCATACCTCTTCGATTCCTGGCACTTATATCCATCTCTCCTGAGTATATAGAGTCTTTTCCTCTGCCACTTCTTGTCTTTGTAGAATGCTTTGGTCTGTTTCATATGTTTCTCCATTCTGAGATACAGGCCGCCGATAAGAGGCAGATTATATTGTCTCATACTCCGAATAGGGACAACCGGAATCGAACCGGTGACATGCTGGATATAAGCCAGGTGCTCTACCTTCTGAGCTATGTCCCGTTATTTTAATGCATAGAAAAAGCACCCCGGTGCGGGTGCCTTTATCTGACTCTATATTTGCAATAAGCCTACATTATCCTTTAATAAATCAATACATTCCTCCCGGTCCTTTTCTCCAGACATATATTTCTCAAAGAGTTTCAGAAGGGTTATTGTCTCAACAATTAGACTTCCATTTCTCTCGGCCAATCTAATCTGTTCATCTGGAATATTTTCTCTTTCGTGAAGAGGTTTATTCCTCTGATGATTGATAATCAAAAGTGCTGTAATTTTTTCTTGCTCTTCTTCATGATTATCCAAATATTCCTGAACATGAACATCTAATTGTGATACATTTGCTTTTTTAACATTTGGTGTAACACCTTTTATCTCACCGATAAACACTTTATCACCCATTCTGATATTGAAATCTTCTTTCTTCTCATCCTCAAACTGTGATAAATCACACCCTAACATTTCTTTTAAAATTTCAAAAACCACTTCTACTAATTCATCACCATTAGTATATAAAATTGTTTTATATCTTTGATTTCTATTCAATACATCCTTAGCCTTATTAATTTGCTGTTGGTGATGAGATATAAGTTGCTCATTTTCCTGAATTATTTCTAATTGCTTTTCGTCATCAAACATTTTTACCTCCTCTATCCATCCTGGAAGCTCTTGTCTGTCATTTATCAAACCAATTGTTCTTAAAAATGCAACCAGTTCTTCATGATTGTTTATTTTTAAAGTAGATAAAACTACTTTTTCCCAAGACATAGTGGTAACTTTATCGCTTTTCTCTGATTTAGTCAGTATACCCTGCGTTACACCATTAAAGTGAAATGCAGCTGAAAGTGTATGTCCCTCCACCCTCGTTTTTGTATTCTCATATACAATATCTATATACGCTGCTGGCTCATATATCTCATGTAAAGAATCTTCTTTCATTGATGGAATCATATTTTTCAATTCACATTTTCGATAAAATTTCTTTTCTGAAGGCAAATACTCAAAGCAAAACATTTCATTCTGTGGCAACAAAATAATATTCTTTGCTTTTACACTGTTTGCCAACATATCAGACATACTTTTAAAATCAGCGATTTTATTAATAGCTCCAATGTTACCATTGCTTCGTCTCCAAAAATTTTCATCAGATAAATCTATTATATTTACATCAAATTCATCCAATGACTGCGCATCATGCAAGGAATTAAGTGTAAATTCTTTTTCTTTAAAGCTTGTTTCTCTTCCTGAATATGTAAGCACCTGAATCATAATTATCCTCCTCATAAGCCATGCTAAAGTTTAGTATCATCATATACTATACTCTTGCATGTTTCAACAAAAACGCCCCATATTTCTATAGGACGTTTTTCAATATGTGTATGAAGGAGGTCATACTTATGAGCTATGTCCCATTATATACAAAAGACTCCCCGCTGTATAACGGAGAGCCTTTCAGCCATAATCTGTATGGCTATCTCAAGGATAATACTTATTAATGCCCCAAGGGCTATGTCTTCATTGCTGCCGGTAAACGGCTTTGTTATTGAGAAAACACCACCGAACAATTGATCCAATCGTTCTAGAATAATTATACCATACTATTTTTGTGAATTGTGTGAAAGTTTAAGAATACCGTCCACTCTTTTTGATACCGTGCTACGCTCCACTCCTATTGCGTCTGCTACCTCCCATTGCTTCTTGCCGTCCAAGAAACGCATCTCAAATATCTGCCTGTCCGCGCTGTCAGGAATGGCAGCAATAAACTCCTCTATTTCCAACACCGCCGCCCTGATCTTTTCCTTCCGATCCTCCCTGATCTTGAGCCTTCTGTTGATTTCTTCTGACTCCACAGGCTCATCCATCTGCACAGTAGTCCTAACCTCTGTATACGGGAAATTACAGCTTGACCCTACTACTTTCCCAGCTACCACAGGAACATTAGCCAGACGGTCATATAGCTTGTCTATGGCCTTATTATTTAGCTCTTGTTCCCGGAGTAGCGCCCTGTACTGCTTAAGCGTTTTCTTGTCCACCCACATTCATCCTTTCTTTTATGTCATATTTCTCTGCCAAGTATTCCGCTGCCGTTTTATGTTCCATCTGCTTACCCTGCTCCTGCAGTAGCTTCCCAGCCTGGTACGCGGGCCGCATGAATGTATTATGGGCCTTCCTATCCTGAAACTTCTCCAGACAATCAAAATGCTTCTGACTGTCCCGTTTCTGCTCCTTTCTTGTCCTCTTCAATCTATCCCTCCTCAGTTAGTTAACGTTCTCCTCTTTTTTGATTGGCTGAATGAACAGATATGTAGTATCAATATTTGCTGCAAGAGAAGTACACATTTCTTCTTTCACCTCGATATCTGATACGTCAAAACCAATCTCTTTTAAATATTCACATGCTAACTTTGCATTTTTCATGTTTTTAACATTCAAAATCAAGTTATCATAATTACGGTGGATTTTGTTGCGCATAGTACGTATCTTATCTTGCATTTTCTGATTTTCTGGTGTCTCATCGGATATATCGTAATCGATCATAGCCTTAAATACGCCGCCATTACGATTCAAGATCGATTTAATGGTGCATCCTATTCCACAACTATACCAGCCAATGATTCTAACCGTCTCACCATGCTTCTGTTCCCACGCCTCATATGCTTTACAAGCTGCTTCCAGATGCCCCTCCACTTCATCCGATATCTTCCTCAGTTCAATTTTTTCATACAGTTGTTCATTATGTAATTTCATAGCCTCCTGATACTGCTGTTCCGCATTTTTTAAGGCTTCTCGTTCCTTAGATTCCAACCACTTTACTAAATCTCTCTTTGTCATATTGTTCCTTCCCCCGGCCTGCCGCCGGAATCTATTCTGGTTTATACGGTTCTGGGCGCGCTTGCCATGCAATAACCAGCTCGTCCATTTCTTTGAGGCTTTGATTGTACCAGTGCCCTCTGCAGAAAGAATAATATCGTGTATCCGTAACACCACCCAAGTCTATCGTTACGGGATATACATAGGCATCCCGTGTTATTGGATTAACTATATCTTCCGGCAGCCGTTCCGATACCGGGATCCAATTGGTCAGTAACTTATTAATCTCTTCCGGTATCAGCGGGCACCACTTGGGCCTAAGCCCTTCTTCCCCGAACAGATCTATGGTTGGCATTCCTTCTGCCACACCACATTCTGTCCCTGCACAAAATTGGCAATCGTAACAGCCTTCCGGCATCTCTACTTCTAACTTAGCTTTCATTTTTTCCTCCTAAATGCCCTCCCGTCCCCGCGTCATTGGACAGATCAGTCAATCCTGATAAGCATCAGAAAGTTCACTGCCTTAACGCACACTTCTTTATCAGCTAACTAAGCCTTGACCGCGAATCGTTTTATAACATAACCCAATTCGCTTAACTGGCTGATTTTAATGGCAACATCTCTATTTACTATCCTTTTTCTTCGCTACAATACCCTCAAGATTTTGTGCCTTTGTTGCATCAAACAAGGCAATACCATTTTCTTCTATATATCTGGTTTAGCAAATTATACCTATGCCATATTCTGCAGCACACTCATGCTCTATCCTGCATCCTCTATAGCCCTGCCAGCCTTTTCCGAAATATGCTATATCCGCTTCGGATAGTTTATTAATTGAGAACGCCAAATATCCTAGCGGAGTACGTTCTTCTGTGCAGTAGGAGTCTATAGCCTCTATGTCCTCTCCTAATATCTTCCTTGCTTCTGAAATCGCCTTTTCTCTTTCCTTAAATATTTCTTCGTCTGTTCTATCAACCATTGGCTGACTAATAAATAGCTTCTTCATATTTACCTCTTTCCCCGGCCTGCCGCCGGAAGCTATTTTAGTTTTATTGCTTTTTCATACATTTCATGTTCCAACTTCTGCACGAGATTCATCATGTTAATGCCACCGATTGAGTATGCTATTTCTGCCGTATGCTCTATGATTTTATCGCAACAGTCATGGTCAATCCCTTCGTCGTGCACTGCAATAATACATAATGTGGCAAGCCTTTTTGCTATATCCAATCTTTTCTCTCTGGTCAAAATCATATTATTCTCCTATTCTGGTCTATACCGATCCGGCAACGGCATCCATGCAAGTACCCGATCCAATGCCCCGTTGTATGTACTCCATGTAGGTCTGTCATTGTTATCTACAAGGCAATCTATAAACGTAGACGCATCATCCTCATTGACATCACACACTGCCACAAGTACATCTCTATGTAGTTCTGGTAGCCGCTCTGTTACCGGTATCCAACTCTCTATATCCGGCTGGCTATCAATCAATGACTGCGCTGCCTCCCGCGTATCTCTTGCAAAATCAGACTGTCCCCCAAAGGCCTCATTAAAATCAATTTTGTCTGCATCAATTAGTCTCATAATATTCCTTTCTCGGATTGCTATCCTAAATGCCAGTATAGTTAATTACCTTAGTTGCTCAGCAAAAGCCATAATAACGTTCACGGTTACCCCATTCCCTGCTTGCTTATACAACTGGCTGTCACTGTTGACCGCAGCCGCTCGGTCGTAATAATCGTCTGACCACCCTTGAAGTCTAAAACATTCCCGTGGTGTTAATCGGCGAATTCTCAGCCCATCAAACTCTCCTGATACTGCTACCCCGGGTACCGGAGAACTATTGCCGCGTCCCCTGCTTGGCCCACTTGCAGTAAGAGTTGGTGATATATCGGCCTCCTTGCAAGACTTCTGAGTCATCGCAACCGGGATAAGCGGCTCCCGTCCCCCGCCATCCATTTTATTTAGGCACGGCGAGATCCCGGTTGTGTCATATATCCTGCCCTGGTTAGGGTTATCCCTCGTGGCTGTGGGCATGCAATTTCCAATCTGCTTTACAATATAATCTCCCTGCCACTTATCATTTCCACCACCAGTCAGGCATTGTGCAATTTCGTATATTTCCCCATCCGTTTCGGTTGTGTTATATATTTCGTCTGCTTCTCTGAGAGGAAATACTTTTCTGGTACCTCGTCCTCTAAGATGTCCAATAGTGAATACCCTCTCCCGGTTCTGCGGCACTCCGAAATCTTTTGAGTTAAGCAACTGGTATTCGACATCATACCCCAGTGATTCCATTTCAATTTGGATGCAGGCAAAATCCCATCCATTATTCGATGACAACATTCCCTTAACATTCTCATAGATAAGGTACTTGGGTCTATATTCTTCTGGGGTGTCAGCAATAAGCCTAAACACTTCTCTGATAAGTGCGCTTCTGTCTCCTTTGAGGCCGGCTCGGCTTCCTGCAATAGAAAAGTCCTGGCATGGTGCCCCAAAACACCAGCAGTCTGCACTGGGCATGCTTCTGGCATCCACTGTTGTAATGTCATCTGCGTACCATTCTCCATTCTTGTATTCCTCCTTCAAGATCTCCTGTTGCCGTTTTTTTAGATTAGGTTCACCATTCTTTTTTAACGGTGTCGGCATATTATTTATGTATTCCCTCTGTGTAGTTGTCAGCAAGTGCATAGATGTGTACGATGCTACTGCATATTTATCAAATTCGCAAAATCCAACACACTCGTGCCCTGCAAGTTCCATCCCCCTGCGAAATCCTCCCACCCCGGCAAATAAATCAATAAATTTCATCTATTCCCTTCTTTCACTAAATGCTAATTTTAAGCTTTATCCATTTCCCGTTGTTTCCAATATTCTTCCTTTAAAAAAATAATATCTTTTGCAACTCCAAATCCTTGACAAAAATTATCATCAATATTTTCAATAAAATCTTCGTCATACTCGTATTTGTACAAGATTTCTTGTATCTTTTTCTTACATAATTTTTTTTTACCTTTAGTATAAGATGGAATTTTTGAATCTAAATGTGCAGGATATATCATAGTATTACTTCTCCTTAATGCTAATTCACTCTAAATACCTTGATTTTCCCTTTTTCAACAAATCCTTTTCTGGATCGATATCTCTTTACATGAGTCTCATACTTTCTTTTATCACCCTCATTTTCAAGCTCTGAGACAATGCACTGTTCCAAATCCATTAGATCCGCTCCATCTCCCTTAATAGTAATTTCTGCTATTTTCATTCTCATGATCTTCCATTCCTCCTAAATTGTTAATTCTCTTCATCCAGATCCCAATCCTCTTCTTCATTTCTTTCAGTTTCGAACTCTTCGCAAGAATCATCAAAGTCAATCTCGGTGAGGAAATTTCTGCTTTCGACCTTCGTGCATATCCATCTAAGATCATTGTCACTGTCTGTTATAAGGTCACAGTGTTCACAATACATACATTCTTCATCCATTCTCATCTCTCCCTTGAATTTTAATTTTCATCTAACATATCAATCGGAAAATGGTATACTCTACCATCTGCCTCGATAATAAAAATCATACGCCCATAATTGCTATCCTTAATTGCCGTAACAATTCCCGAATGTCCATCTATAGACACTGCAAAATCACCGATTTCTGGTTCTTGTATCATCTTTAATTCTCCTCCAAATGTTAATTCCTCCGTCTAAATATCAGAATCATCTGAAATCCCCATCCAATTGACAATTATCGGATTCCACTCAGATTCAATAATATTGCTTATTTCTTTTTCCGCATCTCTAATATCCTTTATCGTCGGCGGGGAATGTCTAAAATTAGCAACTGCATTTCCCATACTCATACCAGCTATATAAACTACTAAATATTTCAAATTATTCCTCCTAAATGTCCAAATCTCTTTTTAACCGTCTTCTTGCCATACGGCGGAACAATCTCTTTAAGTTTCCTTTCCATTTAGGACAGTATATACGACCACAATTTAGATCATATGCCGTCATATCATTCTGATATTTATTTTTAAAGCAATCTTTTCTCAACTTTATCCTCCTTTGGCAAATGTTAATGCGATTCTCTTTTGAGCCATTCCAGCGCGTCAGCCACCTCGTCAGCACGATAGGCAATAATGTCCAAATCATCTCGATACAATTTTGCCTCTACTGTTGCCAGGAAATGCGCCAGCTCCTCATCTGTCATTGCTCTGAGCCTATCTGTATTTTTCATCCTGCCCTCCTAAATTCTCTAAAATATTCACGCCCGTTTCCTCTGCCAGCGCATCATTCAGCAGCCGAAAATACTCCGGATCTTCCGGTATGTATTTCATTTGCCCATCTGCAAATTCCGGGAACCTCATAAGTCGCTTTTTCCCGTAACTATGGTGCCGGTGTAAGTAATCTGCACTAATCAGCAGGAAACAGTCAAATGCCTCCCTTATTGCCTCCTCAGTCTGCTTCTTTTGCGCTTCCTGGAATTGAGGATCCTTCATGGCTTGCTCTACCAGATTATGTATCTTTGCTTTCTTGTGCTGCTTATCAACCCATCCCACGCCTTTTCTCCTTCCTGCAGCTCATGCCCTTATGAAAATACAACTCTGTCCTTCTCTTGGTTCGTACATAGTCATACTCTCCAATGATCATTTCGCCGCATATATCACATATTTTGACTTCTTCCGCTTTGGCAGATCTGGGTTCCGCTTTGTTTTTTTTCTTCACGGTCATTACCTCCGTCCATAGATGATCGGCGCCCAGGTACTTATTAATCCCTCGCAAAACTGTGCCATCAGATCATCATTACGATATTTTTCAAACAGAGTATTGATAGTCTTTTCGTACTGCCGGACATCCCTGTTCGCCAGAAATTCCTTGTATGCCTTCCAGAAAGCGTTCTGGATGTCTACTATTTTTTCGTGCATATAGCTCCTTTCGTTACCTCGGTTTCCAAATTCATTAAATGGTTACCACTAAGTTGTAACTGTAAAAACTCCCATTTTACAGTGTTTATAGCACTTTATTCAAGACGGTTACCAAGTTACCAGCACTTTCTCGCGTATAGAACAGAAAAATATATGCAACACTCACATTTTTTCTTCTATATATAAATGTGGTTTTCGGTGGTAACCGCGGTAACTGGTAACCCTATTGAAACGGAAGTTCTTCTTGGATAGCTTCGTCAACTGCCTCGAATCCATCTGAATCTACCGTATCATTCAGCTTGAGAAACACACATCTAATTGGGTTTCCATCAACCTTTTTAACCTTCGTCATGCGTCCTCCCTGTGTTTGAATAAGTCCCTTTTTATCTGCCCAGGACAAAAATGACTTTTCCGAAAATCCTCCTGTCTTGCATAATTCTTTAAACGCCTGGCAGTAAATAATTGCATGTCCATTTTCTATAATGCCCCACTTTTCGACTTTTGTATCAGCATCAAATCTCTGTCCATTCATGGCTATTTTGTCCTGTAGATATCTATAACAACGCTCATTGTCAGATATATCATTCTGATCTACCAGTACTTTCTTGGCATCCTCAAAGTTTATGTACTTTCCGTCCTGGAAGAGATAATCGGTAATCAATCTGTCTGCTGTAAGCACTATTGATAATGAAATGCTCTGCTTCTGCATCTTCTCATCGTCATGTATCTGCCGCTGAATCTCCTGCTGAATCTCCATGACTTTTTCCATCCCGATATCTTTCAACACCTGGACAAATTCATGGCCAGCAAAACCGTAGTTCTGTTTGATTATCTCTGCTGTCTGTTGCGGATCATGGTAAACTTTTTCACCACATTCTATTTCCAGAATCCTATTAATGGCACCGCCCTGGGACACGTAAGAATTCAATGGGCGCTCCCCATTTGTCAGGATTGTATTCTTCCAGCGGTTCTCCCTGTTCATTCCCAATTCTTTGTTAGACCGGCTCTTTCCTTTTCCAGAGCACAGATCATATACAATGCCTTCGAAATTGTCCCGGATCCTGGCCGATGTTTTACTGGTATCATCCAGCATCATCGGCAGATTGTTCAGCAGATCCGCCCTGGCCTCCAGAGCTACGTCAGTTGTCTTAAAATCTCCTATATACCGACTCTCGTCTGGGTTCGCCCAGATGGAGCAGGCCAACATCAATGTGACAGACTTACCGCCTTCTGTTTCGCCCCAAAGATCCACGAAAAATGGCAGGGCACCCAACGGGCCGATCAGGACACTTGCAAATGCAGCGGCCATCATGAATTTTATTTCCAACCGGCCTGTGGATCGCAGCTTCTTTACATGGCTGTACCATTTAGCCCTGCTTCCACGCTCCTCAATGCTCTCAAGCACCTGTTTAAACCGGCTGTCTCCGTCAAATACAATGTCTTTGTCGTAGGGAATAAAACCGCCTTTTATCCACCCCAGCTTACTGCTGGAATATTGAACGTTGATCTCGTTGTCATTGAAGTTCTCCACATCTGACAGAAATCGGACAAGCAGCTTCGCGTTCTCACTGGTAACGGACACGCCGCGTTTGGACAGTGCGGTAATCTTACTTGCTGTGGCAACCAGATCCTTCGGTACAATTATCTCTTCCCAGCGGTTGTTCCTCTTATACGCCAGCCTTAGCTGCTCGTCTCCTGTCTCCAAATTCTTTAAGCGCTCTACCGGCAGAATTGGGTGATAACAAGCCGTCTCTTCCAATCCACCATCTTTCTGTGAATAGATTCCTCTATCTGATGCAATCCATAAGCCGCAGCGCATATTATCATAAGGCCCTGTGAAATTCGTCCAGTTTTCCACAAGACTCGGAGAGTTATCACCTCTTTTCTGCATTTCTTTCTCTACTCTCTTATATGCATTCAGCATAGTTCTAAACTTGGTTTTTACCCCGAGCTCTTCAGCTCGATCCTCCAGATCAAGCATGAGTCTTGCCTTCTTAATTTCGTCCTCCTGGCCGAACAGTTCTTTGAAAACTGTTTCTGCCAGTATTGATTGTTTATCAAGCCTGTCCAAAGGCTCCATGCTATCACCTCGCTTCGTTTAATATTTCGTGCAGATACAGTTGGTATTGCAGGGCATTGTAGCAGTCTGTCCATGCATCGGATAATGGCTCTGACTTCTGGTATCCATTCCTGTATATGTCAATCAGATCATTGTTTAATTTCCTGCGTGCTCTCATTGCATCCGCCTGCTTACGCTTCATTTCCTGAGCTTTTATGGCATGATATCGCGCCAGCTTGTCTTTATAAGATTCATTCTCATAAGTGCCACCAAGGCTCAAATACACCTCTTTGAAGCTCTGATCCTCCATCTCCATGATGAAAGAAAATATATCCCCATTGGCCCCACAGGCAAAGCAGTTGTAGCCGTCCCTGTAAATCTTCATCGAAGGCTCACGATCGCCCTTATGGAACGGACATTGAATGAATCCCGATCGGTTGGGCTGGATGCCGTATCTGGCCAGAATATCCCACATAGTATATGTTGCTTTTATCTCGTCACTCGTCATCCGCTTCACCACCTAGAATCCTAATTATCTCCTTGCCCGTATCCTTCTTTTCACAGAAAAGGAACCGGCACCCATACTTTCTCTCCTGCGTCTTCAGAACCTTATATAAGGTATCGCCCTTCATCGCCTTAGTCTCGCGCTCTTCCCATCTTCCAGTTTCCAGATTTTTTGAACGTTTCCACCTCCTGGGATTCTCCCACCAGATAACATCCTCCAGGCGCCGGATTCCTTTGCCGTGCTCCACCAGGAAAATAATCTGAATGTCGTTCTCCCGCGCAAGTATCAACTCCCGCCGGAACCGCTCATGGTCTTGGCAGACATTTGAGCAAAGTTCCGACAGGTTCTGCTTCCGGTCGATAATCAGCCGGGGATTGTCGTAGTTCATGTAGTCCCCGACCATCAGCTTGCTTACTGGATGCTTCACGCCTTGTCGTTCAAACTCTTCCACTATTTTCTTAATTGCCCTTGCCTTTTCCCTGCTGTCTATCTGTATAATCAAAATGATCGCTCCTAGTTAAAGGGCAGTTCTTCATCTATCCCGTCTGGGATGTTCATGAAGCCGTCAGCATCTGGCTGGATAAACCCATCACCATGTCCAGACGTATCTTGCGCACCGTTTTTCTGTGATGCTGCTTTACTCTCCGCAAAACCAACGCTCTCTGCCACAACATCCGTTGTATATATTTTTGTTCCTTCCTGGTTCGTATATGAGCCAGTCTGGATCCTGCCTGACAACTCCATCTTATTGCCCTTGAAAAACCATTTTTCAATGAATTCGGCTGTTTTTCCAAATGCAACACAACTTACAAAGTCAGCACTGGGGCCATTGTCTTGTTTGAATTTCCGATCTACTGCCAACGTAAATCTGGCTACGGATGTCCCTCCATCCGTATATTTCACCTCAGGATCACGAGTAAATCTTCCGGTTAAATTAACGCTGTTCATCCGTATCTCCTTTCGTTAAAGATGCTGTCACCTGAAATTTTTTCATGACTATATTAAATTCATTAACGGTCATGTCTTCTATTTTCTTTGCCTTCACACCCCTCACAGATAGAATGAGTTCGTCCGCGATACCTGTACGCTCCTGCTCTGACTTAATAGTGTTAATCATTGCCTGTGTAAGCTTTTCATCCGCAGCATTGCCATTCGTCGGCTGTTGGACTGGCTTGCCATCTGATTTTTCTCCTTCTTTAGATGCTTCCTGTTTCTTCTTGTCCACGCCAACCTTCACTTCCGGGCTTTCCGCATCCGGGTCGACCATCTCCTCGGTCGGAATGCAGAATACCTGGAAACATGCGTATTTATAAGCAATTGCCATGGCCTTGTTGGTTGCTTTATCTCCGGTATCCAATGCCTCACCGATTATAACGGATTCTACAAATGATCCATCTTCTGCATAAAAAGTAAACTTGATCTTGCAGATCACGAGGGTCATTTTCGCTCCATTCTTCGTGGTTCCAACCACTTCCCTGCTCTGTTCCAGGATCTCCGGGACAATAAACACTTTGTTTTTTGCCAGTGCCGGATGCAATGCATTGTACACATCATCCACACTTCTGAATTTAAATCCCTGCTGTTTATTAATTTTGTCCTTACCGACCGCCCCTACGTCCGCGATAACCCCGGAAATTGCGCGGTATATTGCCGGTGTGTTTGCTGCTGTATCTGCCAAAATTATTCCTCCTTGTCATACACGATTCTGTCCAATGACTGCATGATTATAGTGGATGCAATCTGTTTGATAGATAGCTGCGATTCATTATAGATTTCAACCAGTGCGTTATACGCCTCCGGGGTCAGTTTAACCACTGCCTGCTCCGTTACTGGATTCTTCTTTCTTGCCGGTATATGTATCATTCCATCAGACATTATGCATCCCTCCGCTCAAAGTAAATACCCATGCTGTTAAATGCCGTCTCGACATCTTCCAGCTCTTGCGATGTCGCAACAACTTTGTAAAATGCTGTTACTGTCGTTGGCTGCACAAATGGCAGCCCGTCCTCTTCATCATCTTCGGGTTGCAGGAAGGGATTTAAGGGTGCCGGGGCCGGAGTTGGTGCCACTACAGCAGGCGCAGCCTCCTTACGTATTTCCTCTTCGCGCCGCATTGCTTTGCGTTCTGCTGCTCTGGCCCGATCTATCTCAGCCTGTCTTTGACGCTCTTCTTCCTGCCTGCGGCGCTCCTCTTCATGCTTCATTATTTCAGCCTTTTGGCGTTCGTAATCATTTATATAAGCGATTGCCTTCGCCATATCCAGCGTGTTTTTGTACAGCTGCAAAGCCTCTTCTACTGCGTCAGACTGCATTCCAGAAATAGTAGTGACGGCTACTTTCGTGCTGTCTACAGCAGCTTCAATATTTCCCCGGATGGATTTTATTGTTGTCGTGGCGTTTTCCCATTTTGTGTCGTATATTTTTTCAAGCGGAAGGTATTCTTCCATATCGCCAACAGAATTTTCATATATTTCCTGGATCTTCTTCTTTTTTTCTGCCCTTCGTTTTTTTTCGAATTCTTCCAGCTGATCATTGATCAGATTGATCGGCTCGTCCACCTTGCTGGACAGTTCCTTCATATTTGCTTCAAATGTTTCCAGCGGCTTCATCCACTCTTTTTTTACTGACTTTCTCGTGTTGTCTACATCTTTTTGTAGCCTACGGAGACTCGCCACTTCAGCTTTTGCAATGTCTTTACTATCTTCCGTAAAGATTGCACCCTTGTATTCTGCCAACTTGGCATCCATCTGAGCATTTAACTCATCAAAGTTCAGTTCAATTGTTCCCGGGTTCTGCTTCACCCGCAATGTCAATTCCTGCATATTCTGCCTCCCTATAATTTTCAGCCTTCCGCCGTCTCAAATCTCTGTCGATCTCTTCCAGATCCTGCCGGACCAGCCTCTC